TGAATAACAGTTGTAATCCCGTACTGCTCCAGTGTCGGGAAAAAAATGTTTTTATAGAACTTCTCGAAGTAGTCATGAAAAAGTTTTGATCCTTTTCGTGCTCCATAGTGAGTATCTGTTAAGATTGCGACTTTCATTCAGTAACGTTGTTTAGTGTGAACTCCATCCTTGATGGAATTATAATCCGAATAGTTGCTCGTGTCAATAGTGTTGTCATCGGTAAAGACTTCTGAATACCCAGAACGTTCGAGGATTTTATTCTTGATTTCCAACTGACGTTTTTCTCTTTGAATGCGACGAAGAAATGCAAAGTGAATAATTTGAGTGAAATATGCGAAAGGATTTTGTGATCTATCTGGATTAAAGTTATGAATATACTGAACGCAATTTTCAATACCATCAGAAATCATATCTTCCTTAAACATATAGTTTACGAAGTTTGGCTTAAAGGAAAGGTGATTTGCAATCTTTAAAAAACATTCTCCAACATATCTAGGAATTTGAGGTTTTGTTTCCCATCTTTTTGCCCTATCTTCTTTTAAAGGTTCTCTTCCATGCAATTGAATAAAAGTAATCTCTACATCCTCACGATACTTGATAAGGGCAGCAAGAAACTCTTTATTATTCACATAATGCTCTGACCTTTTCTTTTTGGTCATAACTGCTGTAGTTATCATAAGTTTTTGTCATTATTATGTAGATATTATAACACTTTTGTAAATAGTTGACAAGAGGTTGAAATATTCGTATAATAACCTTTGTCGAGGTTCATAAGTTATAATTTAAGAAAGCTTAAAGATCTTCTCTAATATTTCTTTAGCATCAGTGACATTAGATACGTATCCCATTCTACGACTCATTCTTGGTTGATTATCTTCTTCTCTACTAGATTGCCGCACATAAGATTGATACATCATAATCATTTCTATGTCTGAAGATTCTGAGAGAGTCAAAACATCAGAGAGATTAATAATAAACATGTCATCTTTTGTTGTTTTTAACCAAGGTTCTATTTTGTATCCAACTGTTCTTGATCTATTTTTTATTTCAAAAATAACTATTGGACTTGAAATAATCAACATTGTTCGATCTTCTTCTTCCGAAGCAGCCACCTTTGCAAATATTTCTTCACCTGTTTTTAACTTAATTGTTGCGTAAAAATCTTCTTCAATTCCCATTTTTCTTTAGTTGTATTGTTATAATTTCGTAATTAAAGTTTTCTTCGTTATATATTTTTATACGTTCAATAAGGTGATTTAAAGTATAGTTTTTTCTTGATTTATAAGTACAATCATCAGAGATGTCGTATAGGACTGCTTTAGTTTTATTCTTTCCTTTTCTAAGTACTCTTCCAATTGATTGTAAATTTCTAATTCTTGATTTACTGGGTGAAGCAAAGATAACATTATGAAGACTTTTAATGTTAACACCAGTAGAAAAGGTTCCATAAGAAGCAACAATAATAGCGTTGTTTTCTCTTTCAGTAATCTCTCTCACCAACTCTCTTTCTTCAGCATCTACTCCGCCATGTATAAAAAATACTTTGCGGTCACCTTGTCTATGTGTATTTATGAGTTCGTAAAGTATTGCTCCGTGAGTTTCTACACGACTATAAAGAACTAAAGTGTTTCCTTTTAAATCTAAAGAAAGATTTGTAATAAATTTATTTCTTTGTTCGTGAGTAATTAAATATTGTATCTCATCTTCATAAGTCTCAAATCTTTGAGGTAAGTGTTTAAGAACAAGACACTGAATATCTAATTGAGAAATGTACCCTTGCTCCATTAATTCAATTGTTCTTGTAACTTTATATGATGGTCCAAATACACCCTCCAAAACCCATTTATGAGTTTGAGTTCCATCTAAAGTTCCAGTAAATCCAAATCTATATTTTGCATGATGAAGCTTAGTCATGATTTCAATCAAGGATTTGCTCTTGAATAAATGTGCTTCATCACCTATAATAACACCATAATCCTCAAAGAATGAACGTTCTAACTTATACACCGATTGCCAAGTTGTAATAGTCACAGAATGTATATTTGTTACCTCCTTCCCACCATAGATACGATGACAATATGATTCAGCATCCCAACCATAGTCATGAAAATCCTTGTACATTTGCTCTACAAGAGATGTCGTTGGAACAACTAAAAGAATTTTTTGCCCCTTCTCAACATAATATCTCACAAGAGAATATATCATCAAAGATTTGCCACTCGCAGTGGGGCTTATCAATAATTTTCTATTATGTTTTAATGCATCGTATACTCCCTCAATTTGATAATCTCTAGGAGAATGTGAACAAATAGATTGCATATAATCTTTAACACCCTCATATGAAATACCATCATTTAGTTCAAATGGCATTCCATAAAATTTATTTTCTTTAAACTCATATGTGTAATTATGAAGAGTAAGTTTATCAATTATTTTATCTAATAATCCAATATAAACTTCTCCAGTGTGGGAACTTAATAGCCGAATTTTTCCGTCCCAGTGTTTATTTCTATATTGAGACATGAACTTTGCCGACTCAACTTCAAAAGTGAAGTAAGGTTGAAGTTCATATAAAATATGTGGGTCACAATGAAGCTTTAGATGCACTTCATTTTTCTTCTCAATAATTACGTCACTCATATCATAGCAATCATAATGCTATAAGTATTTATTTAACCCAGTCCCGCATTAAATCTCATAAACTCAATAGCATTTTTAATCTGATAAGTTCTATTTGCAATCATTTTGAGAATGCTATCGATATACATGAGCATTGTTTCGTAGTACTCGACCTTTAAAGAAATTTGTGATAGTTTTTCATCTGAATCCAAATATCCTTGAAGTGTTTCTTTGTCTCTCACTTTTTTAGGAAAGGGATTTTCCACATAAACTTCAGGGTCTGCTTTACCAGTGAAGTATTCATATCTTTGATGTCTAATACCTTTTCTTTGTTGCTCTGCTCTTTTTTTTAATAAAAGAATTGTATTGTATATTTCAAAATACTTTGAATGAAGAACGGGGATGTTTAGTGATTCTGTATGTAAATTGTCAGTATCAATTTTAGAATCTTGTTCCCACATTCTTTGAATTACATCAAGGTCTATACTCATAAAGGATTGCCACCAAGGTCTACTATATTGTAGATAGTATACTTGAAACTTACGTCTGCTGTAAAGTATTGAATATCTGTTGATGTTGCATCAAATGATAAAGTTCCTAATGAATATGGAAATAAATCTTTAAAGACAACTTGAAAATTTGGAATTGATGAATTTGTTAAAACCTGAAGAGTACCATCAGAAAAAAGACCCAATTGTCTTTGTGAGTCAAGTTTTGCATTTATATTTCCAGTCTTTTGAAATGTATAAATTTCTTCCAAACTTTCTGGATATCCAAGTCCACGCATCCAATTTTGAATTTCTAGATAATTTTTTAAATCTTCATCTACAAGAAATCTTAAAGTAAGATCTCCAAAAATTAACTTGTCACCTGGAAGTTCAATGTCTTTCAAATATGTTGGTTGAACTGCAATTCCAAGAGTTATATCTGGGATGTTTGCAGAGTTACAAAAAAATGCAACTTTAGGAGTTCTTTTGAGAGAAAATTTAAATCCAGTAGGAGATAAAAAATTTCTATTTTCTGGTTGACCAGTTGACATTATCTATTCCCTCATTCACTGATAATAGTACTATACCATTCTTCACTCATACCAGTAATAATTGAATCTGCAGACTCTTTGTCTTGAGCATAACCTTCTTTGATTAAGTGCTCAACAACAAAGTTATATCTTTCAACTGCTTCTTTTGTTTCTCTTGGTGTTGGTTTCATTTTGATTATGATATCCTTATTTTTATTTAGATAAAAAAAGACCCCCCGAAGGAGGTCTTGTATAATCTTGTGAGAAAAACTCACATAAGATTCTTAACCGCAACTCTACGGTAGTAACGGTTTGCATTAACTGTAAGACCACCAAGTCCTTGGGTAGTTCCTTCAGCGAATGGGTTTGCAACCATACCGTAACGAGTCTTAAATCCAATTTTAGGCTGGAAGTTGTTCTCACCAACGGCACGAACCATTTGGAGAGGAACATAAGGACAATAGAACAGTCCAGCATCATAAGGGGAAGAACCCTTATAACCAACAACATAATACTGATTACCTGGAGTTCCGTTAGCGGTAGTTAGGTTAGCAGAATATGGGTCGATGTAGACCTTGAATTTGCCCATCAAAGTACCAGCAAAAGTG